GAACTATTTAACAAATACGATGTAGTAGGCTGCGCTGGTTCCAAAGAAGTTAATTTAAAACCACCCGCGTTATGGCATTTAATGGGTGGAGGATTTGGTTCGCCTAATTTACATGGCGCAGTAGCTCATTTAGATAATAAAGGTAAAAAGCGTATGACTCCATTTGGAACTTACCCTAATAGAGCAGTCATAATTGATGGGGTTTTTATGGCTATCAAAAGAAAGGTATTTCAAAAAATAAGATTTGATGAATCATGCCCATCTAAATGGCATTTCTACGATTTAGATTATTCAATGCAATGTAATAAAGCTGGTTTTAAAGTAGGAGTAGGTGATATTTTAGTTACACATAACTCACCTGGTTTAGAGTCCTTTAATGAGGAGTTTATCAAAGGTCAAGAGTGGTTTTTGAATAAGTGGAAAACGAAATAATTGAATATATCATATTATTGTGAGTAAATTAGACTTAGATTATTTCGAAAATGTCTTAATGTATAAGTCTCTTACTGATGGGACTTACCTAGCTTCTGTAGCTGATTTTGTACAGCCTGAATTTTTTAAGAGTAAAGCGATTGCTAGTATCTTTACTATTATTAAAGACTTTTCCGAAAAGCGTAATAAGCTACCTACTGCTACAGAGATAAAATCTCATCTTGTTAGTGATGAGCAGAAGCAATCGTTTAAAGAGTTAGTTACTTCTTTTAACGATATAGATAAAAACTTAGATAAAGATGAGTTGTATGATAACACTGAGCAATTTCTTAAAGAGAAGGCTGTATATCATACTATGCTTAATGTAGCTGAAGATGTATCGAGTGGTAAAGTAGATACTTCGGTTGTATTAGATAAGTTTGAAAAGTCTTGTAATATTAATCTAGTAACTGACTTAGGTTTAGATCTGTATAGTGATATCGATGTACTTATCGATGATATTAATTCAGATGAGCGTCATGTACCTAGTAATTGGGAATGGTTAGATGAGACGTTGGGTGGAGGTTTTCTAGAAGCTGGTAAATCTCTATACGTATTTGCTGGTGAAACTAATATTGGTAAGTCTATCTTCTTAGGTAATATTGCTACTAATATAGCTCAACAAGGTAAGAATGTTTTAGTGGTAACTTTAGAAATGTCTGAATTACTTTATGCTCGTAGACTTTGTACTAACGTAACTAAAATTCCTATGAAGGAGCTAGCTACTAATACTCCTTCTATTAGGCAAGCAGTTAAAAGTGAAGAAGGTAAGCTCTTTATTAAAGAATTTCCTCCGTCGACTATTACTCCGAGTCAGTTAAAAGGCTTTGTAAAGAAGTTTCAAGATAAAGGTATTAAGTTAGATGCGATTGTTTTGGATTATCTTAACTTAATGCATTCTACTATGGGTAATAATTCCTATGAACGTATTAAGCATGTTACCGAGCAAGTTCGTGCTATGAGTTATATCTTTGAATGTCCTATTATATCGGCTACTCAGTTAAATAGATCTGGCTTTGATACCGAAAATCCTGACTTAGCTACTATATCTGAGTCTATTGGATTAGCTGCTACTGCTGATGTAATTGTATCTATTTATCAGAACGAAGAAGATAGAGAATTAGGTATTATTAGACTAGGTATGATGAAAAATCGTTATGGTCCTAGAGGTACTACTCAAGCTATGAGAATTGACTATAGTACTTTATCTATTGAAGAAGCTGATGATGTAGAGTTTGAAGATGATGGTAACGAAACCCTCAATGCTTTGGTAGGACTTGCACAATAAGGAACTTTTTATAAATATACCTAGTGAATATCCAGGTATGGACAGATACAGATCTACATGGAGCAGGTGGAGCTCTATTATTGAAGTGGTTATATAAGAATTCTGAAACGTTTAATATTAACGATGTTACAGAATCTACATTTACAGGTCGATTTAAAGGTGCGTTAGATACATTAGACCACTATGATAGAATCTTTATTGTTGATTTAGATCTAAATGAAGATCAAATTAAACTTGTTGATAGAGATAATGTTGTAGTTATTGATGGTCACAAAAATCATAGTAAGTATAAAAACTTATACAGTAAATCGAAAGTAATAATTGATGATAGTTATTTTTCGGTAGTAAATCTTATAAAGGATAAATTTAAAAGTCATTTAAATCTTACTCCTGCGCAATTAAAGCTGTTAGATTTAATACATGGGTATGATTGGTATAAGTCTAATAACGAGTCTTTAAAACTGAATGCAGTATATTATAATTTAAACTCACCTAAAACAGAAAACTTCATTAGTAATTTTTATAACGGCTTTGACACATACACTATCGAGCAAAAAAACTCTATAAAGCTATTCTTTAAGAAATTTAAAGAACAAATCAGTAGTAACAATATATTTAAAGGTAAAATAAAGGATTATAATGTTATTGCCTCATTTGGTGATTATGCTGTAGGAGAATTAGCTCACTTCTTACTTAGTAAATATAATGCTGATATTAGTGTTATTGTAAATACTAAAGCAAAAACCGTATCATTTCGAAAATCAAAAGACTGCAATGTTGATGTAAGTTTACTAGCTAAAAAATTATGTGATGGTGGAGGACACTCAGCATCAGCAGGAGGTAAATTAACAAATAAGTTTGCAGCACTAACTAAGCAATTTACACCATGTTGAATAAAAATATTAACCTAGCACCTTCGAGCACCCTTATAAAGGATGAAACTGAACACCTACTTTTATGCTTTTGTACTTTCTGCTCTCAATTAAAAGGAAAAAAGCTATCATTACAAAACATCTTTATCCTTGTATTACAAGAAGAAAAGGTACGAAATATTTTAAAGGAACTTTTAACCATTGAAACTAACTTTGATGTAGTTAAACTATTTATAGACTTCGAACCATCCATTACTAAGTCAAAATATATTACTAAGTTCCTTAATTCCCATACAGATATAGATTTATGATTACAGAAAAAGAGAAGTCCATATACAATAGCTACCTATATGCTTCTCGAAAGGCTAAAAACAAGCCGGTAAGATTGAGACAAAATTTTGATAAATTGGAAAGTAAAGATGAAGTAAGCCTCAAAAAATTAAACTTACTCTTATCGAAATACAGTCATATTAACTATAGTGATTTTTTTATAGCCCCGTATAAAGTGTACGGTCCGGATAATTACTTTGATTTATCATTCTTTAATACAAGAAAAGCTATAAAATGCTATTCTCTCTACTGTAGAGATAAAGAGGTACAGAATCCTGATAGTGATGAATGTATTAGTACATTAAAAGAATGCTTAAAATTTATTTACGATTATTGCGAAGAGGAAAAAATAACTTTAGCGCAGTATAAAAATTATTCCAACGTTGATACACCTAACTCTATACCTATAATTTTTACCCATTTGAAAAATCATAAAATTAATTTTTACCTTATTCACGCTCTTAGTGTTGATTCAGTTATAAAGGAATGCACCGGAACATTAACTTGGATCATTCCAGAATTTTATGATTTATATGCTCAGACTAGAGCAAAGTTCCTTAGTTCAAAGGAGTTAAAGCATAAAGCTAAAAAAGGTCTTAAAATAATAGAACAAAGACTATTGAAGTTTAGTAGTCAGGCGCTATAATTAGCGTATGAGTACTTTTAATACTTCAATGTTCCAATCAATTAAAGATGCGTTAGCTACTTCTGATAGTAAGGGGTCAGCTAAGTTTAACGAGATTATGCCGACTAAGTCGGGTAATACTTATACGGTAAGACTTTTACCTTTTGCTAAAGATCCTAGTAAGACTTTCTTTCATTACTATAATCATGGATGGACGTCATATGCTACTGGTCAATATGTTCAGACGTTAAGTCCTCAAACGTTTGGTGAGCGTGATCCTATCGCTGAAGAACGTTTTAAGGTTCTTAGAACTGGTAGTGAAGAGGAAAAAGAAAAGATGAGCGCTGTTCGTCGTCTTGAAAAGTGGTTAGTTAATGTTTATGTAGTAGACGATCCTACTAATCCTGATAATAATGGTAATGTTAAAATCTTGAGATATGGTAAGCAGCTTCATAAGATTATTACTGAAGCGATCGAAGGTGAAGATGCTGAAGAGTTTGGTCCTCGTATTTTTGATCTAGGTCCTGAAGGTGTTAGCTTTAAGATTAAAGTTGAGCAGCAAGGTGATTATCCTACTTATGTTTCTTCTAGATTTACTTCGGCAGGTAAGATTGACTTATCTGAAGACGATCAGAAGGGTATTTACGAAAAGGCTTTTGACCTAAATGAAGTCTTTACTCTTAAGTCTTATGACGAACTTAAGCAAATGCTTAACGAGCATTATTATTGTAGAACGGAAGAAGAAGAAGTTGCTCCTGTAACTTCAGCTCCTGTACCGGTAGTAGAAACTCCGTCAGAGCCTGAGCCTGTTGTAGTATCTAACGATACTGTTGAAGAAGATATTGACGAACTTTTGAAAGACCTTTAATATGGATGGAATGACCCCAGAAGAGAAAAATGCTGTTATGCAGTTTATGGGACAAACGTATGGTGAAGCTCATAAAACTGATGGTATGATGGTAAGCCCTTCTTCCAACTTAAAACC